TTCTGCTGGTGCAGCTTGCTCGGTGACTGGTGCGGGAGAAATGTTTCTGCCAACTTGCTTGCCTTGCTGCATCGCCATGATGTCTTCGGTTGGATAACCAAAAATCGTAGATTTATTTCTCTCTTCAAGATAGGCTTTAGATTCCTCAACCGACATCCCGCTTGGCTTGGAAATGGGAACCTCTTTGACAACTGGTGCAGTTTCAGCTATTGGAGTTATTTCTTTTCCAACAGAATCAAGGATTACATTTTGTGCCGTTTCAATGTCTGGCAAACCAATCTGAATATCTTCCTTCTTTCCGTTTACAATTCTTTCTGCTCTGAATGTGCCATTAGAAGATTGCTGGACGGAATACCTTGTATCTCCATCGTAAGCAACTCCAGACATTTCAAGTTCATCTTTAAATTCTTGGCTTACTACTGGCTCAACTGGTGGCGTGACTACTTGCTCTACTGGCGCTTTAGTCCTCACAACTGGAATAGGCGTGACTCCCGGTATCACTTCTTTCCCCACCATAGACACAGGCGGTTCTTCGGTAACTATTGGCTTGGCAGGCGCGGCCTCCGTAGGTTGAACTGTCAACGATTGCTTGACAGTTGGCTCTGCGGGCGCGGCTTCTGGAGTGGTAATTGCTTTCGCCAATGCTGCCTGCTGTTCTTCTATTGTGGTTATCGGTTCCGATAAAAATTCTTCTCCAAGGGATTGCTTTAGTCCTGTAGCTTTCTTTTGCTCCTCGGATATTCGCATCCGCAATTGCTGCGCTTTTGGGTCAGTAGGCTCCAGCGTGTCTAACTCTTGCCTTAAAGAATCAATCGCGTTCTCGGATTGGTTAAGATCGTTGATAACCTTTTTGGTTGTAGAGTCAGTAGCGGAAAGTGATCTGGCTTCTCTATCTGCTGAACGATTGATGTCTTGTTCAGCTTTCTCTTCCGCTGAAAGAAATTCAACTCCCTTCAACCCGCCACCAATAACACCGCCTGCCACCGCGCCCATAGTAGCTACTTGCGGAACATTCTGAAAGGTAGGAACATCCTTACCCTCTCTTTGTAGGGCGATGTTCTGTGATATTTGTTCTGCTGCCTCTTGAGTTCCCTCGGTCAAAGCCTCTACACCTCCAGCAGAAGCACCTTGCTTCAAGAACTCTCCAAGTGTTTTCTTTGTTACATCTTTTCCTCTACCAGTAAGAATGCGTGTTGCTATTCTCTCTGCTCCAGTTGATGCGGCCAATGCTCCAATTCCAGCGTTAGCAAGAATCAAATCTAAGTTCTTACCACCATAGGATTGAGCTTCTGTAGCAGCACGATCAGCTTCAACTTCGTCAAGACCTTGCTCGCGGGAGTAGTCTCTGACTGATTGGTAGATGTCGCCTTTAATCGAGCCTGCCGCTTGAGCCGCGCCAATAGTAGCCTGCGCTCCAATTTGAACCGGTATTGATGCGCCTCCAGTCAATATGCCAGCAGCTAAAGACGGAAGCATATACCCCGCCATCTCTGGCCCAAGCGTCTCTGGAGATACAGCTACAGCTTTAAGACCAGCCATAACTTTATTGCCCAAACCTTTTCCTTCTGCCTCTTGGAACAAACGAGAAATTTCTTCTTTGTCTTGCTTCGCTTGAGCCGTAGTAAATTGGTCAATGTAGTCCTCTACTCCAGCAATCTCTTTAGACACCTTGTTATTTGCGCCAAATAGATCAGTAAACATCCTTACCGATCCAACTGCTGATTTCGCAAATGCACTGCCAGCCCTGCCAACTCCAGCTTCTAATTCTTCTGCTGCTGTTTGAAGTGTATCACCAATAGAAGTGCCTACTGGTTTTTCTATTCCGAGATATGAATCAGGATCAAATGACGTTTCTTTAACGCCACCCCCTTCAGCAAGATAAGCGTCTGGATCAAAGGCCATGTAATTAAATTCCTAATCTTTGTTTGATTTGGTTTGCGCGAGGATCATTTGAATTCGCGTTAGCCCAGTCTAATGCTTGTTGATCCTTTGGCGAGAGTTTTTTTGCCGTTGCTGTTTTAGGTTGTGCGGCAGTCTTCAAGCGAATAAACTTAGCATTGTGAACATTCGCAGCACCAGTTTGTGATCGTAATACTTTAATTTGATCTGCGGTAACTTGTGGAACTTCAATTTTAGTTTCTGGTTTTCCTCTAACTGAAAGTTCAACCATATTTTCCCCGCTTAATTCTCCCTTGCCTAATGGTAAAACATCAATAGCCAAAGCGTCATTTCCTGCTTGAGAAAGAAGATCACGAAGTTGCGGGTTTGAACTTACTTCAATCGAAGCATTCTGCCAATCTTGCAACCATCCAAGCGCAGCCTTAGCTTTTGGATCATTCTCAACTTCTGGTCTAAGGCTATAACTCTTTACTCCAGTTGAAGGATTAACATTTATACTTCCAACAATATATTGTTTGTATGCTTCTGGAATCTCAATAGCTCCAGCAAGACCCGGAACTCCAATGCCTGCTTCTGAAGAAATCTCAATAAGACCTCTTCCTTTTGTTGGCTTATAGTTTGTCAGCATTTCTTTATTTGGGAAAAGAATGGAGTTGTTATCCATCTCTGCTTTTTGTTTTTCAAATGGCAATGCCGCAAACTTATCTTCAAATTTAATGAACTTTTCAAGAACATTCTTAGGTGGGGGTGCTGATTGAAGATCAGGAAAAAGTGCGTTCTCTGGATTTGCGGGGTTAAGTGGGCCGCGAGCAAGGGGTGCTGGAGGATTATCTGCGGGTAACTTGGCCGCTGCTGCCGCATCAATTTCATCCCTTGTTTGTGGAATTCCAGTTGGTGTAACTGCTGGCAATCCTGCTGCCGTTGCTTGAGTGGTAATTGATTTTGGTGTCATCCCCATGCCTCGTTGAGTTTGGATACCCTCTGTAGGAATTCGCAATCCGGGCAATCTACCTGCAACTACAGGGTTAACTCCCTCTGGATTTACTGTCTCATCAACTTCAACAACTCCACCATCACCACCATTCATGGTGTCTAAAATAGTTTGCGGGTCAAAAACATTATTTGTAGTTTTTGCAGCATAACGATCTTTATATGCCTGAATCTGACTCTGCCTCAAGAAGTCATCCGCTGCAATTTGATTCATCTTTATTCCAGCTTCCAATGCTGGCATCATAAACGGATTCCTCGCAACTGATGGGTCAGTCAAGAACGGCATCAGCTTCGCATACGCTTCCCCAGTCTTCCCTGATCCAGCAAGACTCATCGACTCCTGCATACTCTGCTGCAAGAATGGTAGCATCTCCTGCGCTTGTTTCTGCTGCTCGCGTTGAGCTAAGGCTTGTCCTACATTCTGACCAAGTTTAGCCAAAGAATCTCCAACCCATGCGGTAGAATCCGATGCGCGATTGGTTCCTGTCATTATGAGTTCTGCGATAGACATAGTGATAAATTTTTATGTTGGAAGCGCAAATGGCCTGTCGCTCATTGATCCTGTTGCTGGACTACCGCCTAGATAAGTCCCGCCTGATGCTCGCGGCGTATTATACAATGGATATGATCCATAAGGATTATTTGCATACCCGCCCATTCCACCACCCAAGCCTTGTTGTGCTGCTGATGCGTAGCTCATTCCACTTAATCCACCATAAGCAGCCCGCCCAATGTCAGAGACACCTTGGCCGACTGCTTGCTGTGCGGCGTAACTTGCGGCTGCATTCTCTCTTTTCACATTGTAGATATTCTGCGCCTGCCCAGTCAATGCACCAAAGTTCCCTTGGTTAATCTGAGAGATAAGACCTTGTTGCTCCATAGCATTTTGTATGCCATATTGTTTTACTTGGATGTCTTGCCCTCTTCCTTGCAATCCTATCCCCATCATTTGCGGAACGTTTTGGGTGAATGCACCAGCTAATTGCTGCCAACTTTGGGCTGTGTTTTGCAGTCCTCGGAAGCCTTCTGAAAGTCCAATGCTTGATGCCGCCAATCCCCTTTGCTGTTCGTTTACTCCGGGTGCTAATTGCATTCCAGCAATAATCCTTGCTTCGGAAGATTGTCTTAGTTGGTCAGCAAGTCCAGCCTGCGCTGTTTGAAATCCACCAGTCCTACCTGCCGTTGCTGGATTAAACCCTGCCCCTGACCTTTCAGCAATCGTTCGGTTGATTTGCTCTTGTTGAACTGGAGTGAGTTCACCCCTCAACATACTTCCAACCACTCCTCGTTGCTGGTCAATCAACCCTTGGTTAGCTTGGAGGTTTTGATATTGCTGATTGAGATTATTTTCCCATTGCCCAATCGACTGCATTACTTGTCCTCTTGCTTGAGCGGAACCCGGAACAATGTTCTCGATTTGCTTTAAAGTATTTGCGGTAATTCTATTCGCCGCATTTATTGAATCAGTAGTCGCGTTTTGAAGATTAAATTCTGGAACCTTTAAGTTAGGATCAATCTTTGCTATGGCCTGCTTAACTTGATTCTGCTGGTCAATGAATTGACTTGTAGCTTTTGTAAGTTGCTTTTGATAACCCTTCCCCGCTTTACCTTGTGCTTTATTTGCCCTATCCGCTGCTGACATTGAGATAGCTGCTGATGCCCCTGCCGCTGCAACTCCTACAACTCCTGCCGCAATAGCGAATGCTGCACTCATATTTTTCCTCCTATAATTTTCATTTGATTAAGTCAGTTCTATTGTGCCGCCACTTCTGCACCATTGGGTCTTCCTTGGCGATGTGCGGATTAAAATCTCTGGAAGTGATGCTGTCAATGATTTCATCTGGATCAGTTAAATCTGTAACATGGCAGGTAGTCCAGATTGTGTCTTTGTGAGTAGCGAGCAATCGCCTTGTTCCTGCTTCTGTGATGCCCGTGTAGCCCGTTTTATAGCGGTGGGCAGGGATGCCATGATACCAGACAGTCACGTCGCCTTTCATCACGAAAAATGGATGCGTAGTCAGATGGAGCAAGGTTGTCAGAATAGTATTTTTCGGCATGAAGATTTCCCGAATATACATCCCCGGAGTAAATCTATGAATCAATGGGCATTCCCGTGGAGGTAACTTCAGAATCTCCAAGTCCATCAAGTTTAGCTCATAGTCTGGATCACCATATCCAACTACCTTTCTTGCATCAATCTTGTCTGGAATTGTCAGTGTCATCTCGAAAGGAAATAATCGTTGGGTGAAGGCGACAATAAATCAGACCCGATCAAGTTATCTGCCCTACTATAGTTTGCAAATCGGATTGGAGCGGCAGTTGGAATCTCAATACCTACCATTTCCTTTTCTTGTTCTTGCACAGCTAATGCTAAATTAGCCAAGAACTCCTGTGCTTTTCGGTTCTCTCTGGAGTTTAATGCAAGAATTGCATAAATCATCGCATCAGGAATAAACTCAACTAATTCCTTTGGATCGGTGAGATCAAAGTATTTCTTCGATGCGTAGAGTGTGATACACTCGCAAGTCTTCGGAGCTTTGAACCTACGGAATGTAGGATTGCTATCGTTGGGTTGATAGATTGCTATCAGCGTTCTTGCCTGCAACTCCATGTCGTAAGCATATACACGAATCCTACCTTTTGTTACTGGTTTTGATACTGAGCGAACCCCCTTGATTAACAGGTCAGTTTTGGAGAGGTTGGGACTCTGCGCAGCAAACAAGTTGACTTTGTGGTAGGTGTCGTATTGATCCTGCACTTCAAACATCAACTCTGTCCCTGCATCTTCTATGTCTTCCGCAATGATTCCCAACTGGTATGGGTGCGCTGTGTAATCGCGGAACAATACATGAAGACCACCGACTTCAGTAATTAACCTATGGCATGAATGGTCTGCTTTCAAGGCGAAAGCGTTAGTCGCATTAAACCACTCGTCAGCAAGAGACGCAGAATCATCCCCGATCCAAGCAAGTTTGATTTGCTCGTAGCGGTTAGGCAGCGCGAAGCAATTGTTCACGCAGCAAATCTGGACATACTCTTCTTGAGAAGTCCAAGCTCGTTTATTCCATAGTAGTCGTCTTGCTTGGTTTACTGCTTTGACTCCGCGCTCGTATGAACAAGTGCTAGAGTCGCCGACAAACCCCTTCACAAGCTCTACCATCTCTTCGAGGGTATCGCCCATAGATTATCGTTACCGATAATTATTTCTGGTAGCCTTGCTTGGGAGTGCCAGCAGTCGTATAGACGCTTGGCTTTTTCGAGCCAAGGTTAGGCTTGTTCCCCATGGTTTCACGGATCATTCCGCGAGTTGGCGAGCCGCCGCTTACGAGTTTAGGATCAGTTCCTTTTAGTGGTGTCATATTTTTGTTTGGTTGGTTGTTATGCTGAGTGGATTGCTACCCAATCCAATGTTGTTATTGTGGCCACATTGCTATCAATGATAGCTGTGAAACCAGAAATAGTTTGCGATCCAGTTTGGACTGCAAAAATTGGTGCTGAAGGTGTGCCAAAGGTAGTGGTAACAGGTGTGAATGCTACAGTATAATTAGTACTTGGCATAGCAGTTGAAAAGGTAACTGAAATAGTTTGATCGGCAGTAGTAAGGCCAGTGATCGTGCCTTGCCTTACTTGTGTAGTAGTAAGAACATCAACTTGATTCTGCAAGTTCAACAGATAATCATTGATTGTTTGAATCTGCTGTGGAGTGACATCTGCTAGTCCGGGGATATTCACAGTTCCACTCGCCAAAACAGTGTCAGTAAATTGCTGGAATATCTGAGTCCAGTTTCCAGTTGGGCAGAAGTCGTCTGGAACAGATGGAAAAATAAGTGCGGGTGATGAATCTTGATTGTCCATTACAATTTAATTAACGATATTGTATTCCCAATATTTTTCTTGGCAACACAAAAATGGTTCGCATTCTTGATTTTCTTCTGGGCAGTCACCAACTGGGGAATCATCGTTGTTTTTAATGTTCGCCATCAACCTTACTCGGTCAACTGTAGCTGCACCAATCAGATTGATTTTAATCTGAAACTCACTGCCCTCTACTGATGGGATACCCGCCAAGTCATTGCACTCACTTGGGTCTGGAGTGTTAAACTTGTAGCGTTTGTAGCGATTACCACCCCGCTGCGGGACACATTCAGTCACCACCGGAGAACATGGATTGCAGCCAAAAGTAGTAGGCACTTTAAGTTCCGACCAGCAAGGATTACTATCTGCGCGAAACTCAACGGAGCTTTCGACCTCTCCCTTAATCTCACTCATCCACATTTCTCCGCCAGTAATTTTTTTGCGGAGGAACTTGTTTGTTGCTCCGCTTCGGTTGAAATCATACCTGCCAGTAGTGAAGCAGGATTCAATCTGCCTTGTTCCGTCTGGGCCAAAGTCATCAGTTTGTTCTGATGTCATTTCATACAAACGATTCCTGTTGTCTTTATCAAATGAGAAAGCAAACCCACGTTTCTGTCCAGCTATCAACGCCGATAACATTTGAGTTGGTCGAATGCCAGTCCATAGCCCGTTCCAACGGAAAGAAAGTTGCGCGTCTGGTGATGGGCTTGCAGATTGATCTAAGTCCAACGCAATAATCCCGCGATGGTATCTATGCAAGCCCGGAGCTGATGTTCTTTTAATCTCAGGCGCAACTGTGCTTAATAGATAGTTGTCAAAAAACATGGTTGATGCAAATTGTCTAAGCCAAGGCGTGTCGCGCTCAACCCATTTGTTTACTTCCCGTGAAAGTTTACGAAGTGAGAAGTATCTATTAAACTCAGATTGAGTATTTGAATAAAACGCCCAACCATCGTGTGACCTAAACCAAAGCTCAGAGTTTACCAATCCCAAGTATGGACTTGTGCATCCGCGCCCAAGTAATGAGATGCGTTGGATGTTAGTTGTGTTCCATTGCGCTCTTGGGATTGATACATCCATTGCGAACGCTCCGTTGCCAGTTAAGACTACAAGCTGACCTTGGCCGCGAAGGTTCAGCCCAAGCTCTGGCATTACTTTCATGCCAGTTATGTTTCCCATCATGCTTGGAGTAGAAAACGCCCCTCCCAATTCCCAGTAAGTTATCTCAGTGAATCTACGAGTGTTGGTAGTATCAGTAAATCCAGCACCAAAAATAATATCTGATGCGTAGATTTGGTTGAATCTATCCGAAACAAAAACTCGGCCAAACGCATACTCCATGATCGTGCCAATCGGCATTTCTCGATTGAATGGATTTAGCCTTACTGCGTTTGTATTAAGATCGCCATTCCATGCAATCGGGTTTTGGTATCCGTTCTGGATGTATAGTTGATCTTCAGCCTGCACGAAAAAGGTGTGCATCAAACTTCCATCATTCCATGTCCACCCATCCGCGACTGGGAGTTTGTATGCGTAAGCAACATTGTTTACCATCTTCAGAAAGTAAATAACCCCCGCGACTGATATTACTATTCCATCAGCAGATTCGTATGTTGTCCTCCGATATGGATACGCGCCTTGGAAGTTGCCAGTCTGAATATCGTTTACGATAGTTTCTGATTGTCCAGTTCCCGCTACGATATTGATATTCCTGATACTTGGGCGAGTGCGGTTGATACCACCTCGGAAGGTTCGGTTCACCGATTCGGCTACATACATCTCAGGCAAATACGATGGATGCGTTGCAGCGTCTTGTGCTATAACACTTGTGAACCCATCAAAGACTGAACCTTCTGCTGGCATTATGTTTTGATAATGTAGTTCATCGCCACGTTTTGTGGGCGAGTTTCTGTTTGTCCATCAGATGCTATTACATGAGTATGAGCGACATTTGGCCCACCAGTTGTTCCAGAGTATGCGTGTGTATGGCGAGTGTTTGCGCCAGTTGTGCTTGTTGCGCCAAATGAAACGCCAGTGGGACTGCTGCCATTGCCACGAGTATTGGTAAATCCAGTGACAGTATAATCATGGAAGTGATCTGGTGAATCAACTCCAGTGGTTCCACTAAATGAATGTGTATGACCTACTGACTCTGTTCCTGTATTACCACTGTGATTATGAGATTTAAATGCGTCTGCTTGAGTGGTTCCAAATACACGGAGAGGGTCAATTCCTCTTCCATTGTCAAACCCACGAACAAACATTCCGCGAAGATCAGGCACAGCAAAGTTTGTTAGTCCATCTCCAGCACCATAGGTAATCCCAATAACAGAAAACAAATTAGGTTGTGGTGATGGATCAAGTGCCGCTCTACCATACAATGAACCATTGCAAAGAAGCCATCCAGAAGGCGCGGAGTTTGCAGCATATGGAACAATAGCTCCAGTTGGGATACCACCGGGAATCGTTGAGTTGAATTGGATGCCTCCACTCAATACCTGCAAGAAGTCTCCATTTACTCCGCTCGCAAGCGAAAATGAACTGCCAGTTTTTACAATAACTCCATCGCCTACTGGAAGCAGTGAGGCCAAATTACCGATCTTCCATTGAGTGCCATCCCAATAAGCCAAGAAGTTATCTCCCGTATCAGTAGGTTGCCATTGCCTAACAGTCCCATCCGCTAAAAGAACCATGATCTTAGGCGCAACATTGACTGCGTTAAGTTGCAGACTTGGTAACTTGATTGGTGCTGTCAGTGATCCACTCTTCCAAGCGACATCGTTGTTTTGGTCATACTGAAGCAAAGAAATTTCAGTTGGTTCCACCAATACCTTTTGGCAAGATGCGTTATCTTCTACTACAAGTTTGCGTCCGTCTGTAGTTGTTTCAAGTCCTTCACAGAATAAAGGAAACTCTGTGTCGCAAGGTGGGCAGTTTGTGCAGTCGCTCATGATGTTACGGATTTAATGATTGAAAAATTGATTACTGGTTGATCTATAGCAATTCCAAGAATTGATACAAGGTTGATTGTAAATGATGTTCCTGCAACTATTTTGCCCGGAACAATTATATATGTATTGGAACCACCAGAATATGATAAAGCAATAGTATCTGTTAATCCAATTGTAGTATTATTTACAGTAAATGAAACCCATGTATTCAATACAGGTGCAGCACTAACCAAGGTTATTGACCCGCAAATTTTGTTGATGGTTACTGGAGTTGTTCTTGAAGTTATCTGAGTGACAGTTCCTCCTGCACCAGTTGCGTATCCAACACCTGCTGATGGATCAGTGCTAACAATCCCGCCGACAACTTGAAGTTTTGCTGCTGGAGTTGGAGTTCCAATTCCTACGTTTCCTGCGCTTGTTACACGCATCTGTTCAGTATTGTTTGATTTTATGATGAGCGGATGCGCTGAAGATGTTCCTACTTCAGCCTGCGCGTTTTGTTCTGCGGTAAGATCGACCGATACTCCACCCTGAGTTGCGATATATGAAGATGATGCCGCTCCAGATGTATTGGTGTTATTGACCCTTACAGCAGTTTGCGCTGCCTGAGATTGAGATACGTCTAACTTTACTGCTGGAGAGTTAGTTCCGATACCCACACTTCCATTTGTGTTTGATTGGAGGTTCACGCTCGTTCCATCAATCTGAAGGATAGCTGAGTTAGTAAAAATCCTTGGTGTAGTTCCTGCGGCTTGGATACGAAGATCGTAGTCATCCGAGTTTGGATTTTTCAAATCCATGTAAACATTTCCTGTCCCGCCAACCTCAATACGAGTGTCGCCACTTGGGTTGTTCAAAAGCAACTCAGTTCCGCTAATAGAGGAAAATGCTACACCGCCAGTTGAATCTCTTTTAACAATTGTATTCGGAGTATTTGTGCTTACAGCTTGAGTGAACTTGATAAACCCATCCGTAACTATCGGAATACTACCCTCTGTTCCTACAAGACGCTTTTGGCAGAACAATGAATCCTCAACTACAAATGCTTTTGCTGTGCTTGTTGTTTCAAGCGGTTCACAAAATAATGGATAGTCTATTTCGCAAGGAGGCGCGGGAGTGCATGGAGTCATAAGGCTTTTAGTTTATTATAGTGCTTGCCAAGCTGTTCCATTCCACACAAACATAGCGTTCGATGTGGTATTGAAATACAATGCTCCAACAATTAAAGCATTACCAGAATTATCCAGTGTTGGTGCGGTTGCTTTTGCGCCCAAGTAAACAGTGTTGAATTGAGTAACTTGATCTGCTGCATATTGAGCTATGCGAGCATAGTATGCTGCGCGTTCGGCAATTGCATTCATCGCGTCCTCACTTGGGCCGCACGGGTTACATTTAGAACTTCTGGAATTTGAACAGCTCATAATATCGTTTACGATAATTTAATCAAGAAAACTTGCGTTGACAAGTGTTAAATTAGGATGCGCCCATTTTAACCAAGCGTTGGCTATGTCGTTTGGATCATCATACCAAGCACGAAGATTGATTGATTTCCAATATGAGTCCCACACATAGAGCTTATTTGCCCCAGTTGGGTAAAGGTAAACGCAGACCGCATGACCCCAGTCCTTCGTCTGTATTCGCAATACGCGAGCCTGTATGTCGTTTTTCTTGAGTGCTTGCGTCATTGCTATTGCTTCTGGAAGACAAGCGTTTTTGTAGCGTCCTGCAAACTCAGGCTCGGTTACTGGAAGCGAGGCGCATCCAGCAAGAACAAGTATAATGATACTAAGTAGGATTTTCATTTTGCTTCAATAAATACGGAATCGTCTTTTGGTTGTATCTACTCATTTCGGAATATACAAGATTAACAAATCCATCCCATTGTGCGGGGTAGATTGTTTGACATCCTTCGCTTGAAGTTGATTTGTAGCTGCCCTTGTGGATATTGATTGCTACTCCCATCGAGTCGCCTTCTTTGTCTCGCGCAACTGGCAGTTCTTCTTTTGCGTTAGCAGGTCGTAACGCTGGATAACCGCCTCCGGGTTTACTGATGCCATGATTGCCTTTGCGGAACCTATGAACGCCCGTTTTAAGCACCGCGATACCCTTCTTAAAAACAGAAGGATCGGTATTGGCGTTAAACGTAGCGTGAACAGAAGGGGATAGTAGAATGATCGCATCATCATAAATTCCCCTTTGGTTGCCTGACGGCTGAAAAGTTTCAGAGTAATATCCCCTAATCCCTACCAAAGCAACGCGATCTTCTATTCCTGCTTTGATGACCATTGCGAGAGTCTTTTCCTTCGCCTGCTGTGGTCTGGAATTAGGAACCATTATCCTTTGCGAATTACATTGATAAGCCCAACGAGGCCAAGTCCTACTACAAGAATTGCTTCTTGGAGTTCTGGTTCGATCTTCACTCCGACTGCCGTAGCAATCAAGATGAGGCCGCGCCATGTAGAATTTTCATTCAATTTTTCAAGTAGTGTTTCAATTATTTTTTTCATTTCTTTGTTCCTTTTGGTTCTGGAAGTTCGTATGTGAGTCTTCCGTAATCTGTTTCAAGCGATACTCCAAGCGTTGTGCAGCCCGTCAAAAATGCAAGCGCAAGAAATGTGAATGATACAAGAATCATGCCAAGTGCGATTTTTTCTGGTTTCATTTATTTTTGTCCCAATTTTTAGCAATTACAATTAACGATCCGACTCCGACTGCGATACCAACTAAAAGAGAAGCAATTCTTAACCATGCCTCTACTTCTGGCAAGAGTGAAATTCCAACAGATGTTGCTGTTGCGAGCATCCCCGCGATTCCTGCGTTAAATGAATGAGTGTCCATAATTTTAATATGAGAGTTCCGCCATCGCCGCGATGACAATTTTGTCGAATGAGAAAGGCGGCATAGCCCAATCGTTTCGTGGATTTTGATCTTGTGCAAAAATCGTTAAAATTCCTTGAAGGTAAGTATCTGTGGCACTTAATTCGGCACAAGTTTTGTTTGCGGAGGCGAGGTTGAGCCTCAAATAAAGAAGCGTCGGTTGGTAGTTGCTACCTAATCCAACGCTTTCGAGGTGTTCGATGGCGGTTACGAATGGCCGCAACACGGAAATATAATTCGACACGGCCTCTTCTACCTCTGCGCTCGTTGCAGTCGCAGGTAAAACCAACGGCGGACGGCTTGGGCTGTATTCGTCCGTTACCACTATTGCGATTGGGGAGTAAGCTATTGCCATTACAGTAAAGCTGAAATTTGCAGGAAAACCATACCACCGCGAGGTGCGCCGAATTGAATTGCCGTTCCGCCGGCTGTCAGCGTTGGCCATGTTCCGAATGTCTGCGCCACCGATCTCCACCCACCGATGCTGGTATTGCCTTGAGATAGATTCGACAGCGTTGGCGAGCCAACAATGTATACTGCCGCGAGTTGCGATGTGCTGGTCAAATGCTGCATGGTGATCGTTGCATTTGCGTTCGTCGCCATCCAATATGTCGTCTTTTCCGAAAGATTAAAATCCGTTATGTTGTCGGAAATTGTGGTAGCCGTCGCGCCACTCAAACTGACAGTTGTTGCAAGCGGTGCGCCATCAGGTTCTCCACCCACCGATGCGTAAATTGCGAGCTGCACCGAGGATGCGGCAACGACAGTAGAAACACGCGCTCCAAGTTCTCCGACTGTGATAGGCCGCTGAACTGTAAAGGGGTACAAATAAATCGTATTCGCAAACATCGCTGCGCCTGCGCCAAGGGTTCCATAATGAGGGCAAATCCAAAAAGTGCTTGCATATAGGTTGTTTGTTGCACCGCCTGCCCCCGTTGCCCCTGTCAAACCAGTTGCTCCAGTCGCTCCCAAACCTGTCGCGCCAGTAGAACCCGTAGCTCCGTCCACACCAGCAACGCCTGTTGCTCCCGTGGCTCCCGTGGCTCCCGCGCCCGTAGCTCCAGTCGATCCAGTTGCGCCAGTCGATCCAGTTGCGCCAGTTGCGCCAGTCGTCCCGGCTCCAGTCGCCCCCGTCGCGCCAATAATTCCTGTTGCGCCTTGGACTCCAGTTGCCCCTGTAGCTCCAGCCCCAGTCGCACCTTGAACGCCAGTAGCCCCAGTCGCTCCGTTTACTCCAGCCGTTCCCGTTGCACCTGTAGCTCCGTTTACTCCAGCCGTTCCCGTTGCTCCAGTCGCGCCGTTTACACCAGCGGTTCCTGTAGCACCAGTCGATCCTTGTATTCCTATGCCAGTAGCACCCGTTGACCCTTGTGACCCAACTCCTGTAGCTCCCGTTGCGCCTGCGCCTGTTGCACCTGTAATTCCAGTAGCACCTTGTAAGCCTGTAGCCCCCGTCAATCCCGTTGCGCCTGTAAGTCCAGTAGCTCCCGTGATTCCCGTAGAGCCAGTAGAACCAGTAGAGCCAATCCCTGTTGCTCCTGTGGCTCCCGTTGGGCCACCGCTTGGCCCTGTGGCTCCAGTAATTCCAGTTAATCCAGTAGCCCCGCGAGGGCCAATACTTCCCGTTGATCCTTGCGAGCCAACTAATCCTTGTTGTCCTGTAGCACCTGTAGGGCCAGAAGCTCCGATACCAGTAGAACCTGTAGGCCCAGTAGAACCCGTCAACCCAGTTGAACCTGTAATTCCAGTAGCTCCAAGAAGTCCAGTCGCTCCCGTAGTTCCGTTAGTTCCTGCCAATCCTGTAGCCCCAGTTGCTCCTTGCCCTGTAGCACCCGTTGCCCCAGTTGGGCCACCACTTGGCCCAGTAGAGCCCGTGAGTCCCGTTGCCCCAGTAGCACCTATCCCTGTAGCCCCCGTAGCTCCGCTTGCGCCAATAGCTTTCTGCGCCAAGCAAGCCGAATTTGCCGCACTCTCTGCGCTTTCTTTAGCTGACCTTGCATAAGATGCAACAATAATGGTTTCGTTACAGCAACTCATAGTTAGTTATCGTTTACGATAATTGTTTCCAATGCACTTCTACTTTATCGGGGAACCACTCAAGGTAGCTTTCCCATCCCGTTTCTGGGCTGGGCGGTTCTGCCTTGATTAGCTCTACAAGCGTTGGATCAACCCAATTATCAGGAACTGGATAAGGTTGAATCGTATCAATGCGTGGATTACCTTCATCGTCTAGCACGACGCTTGAAAGATATTTTTTTCCGTTTGGAAATATGAGTCCGTATGTTTTAAGCATAAAATTATACTCCGTAAGCAACTTCTACTGCATCAACCGAAGCAACCCACCGCCATGTTTCAGCGGCGATACCTGTAACCAAAATGCGAAGTGTATCGTCAGCGTTATTTACAGAAAGCGCAATCGTTGTTCCTGCGGCATTATCAGTTCCAATAGTAACTGGAGCGTAAACTTCAGAAGAGGTTCCACCAACATTCTTCACGCAGTATTGGCGCAAGTAGTGAGCTACGGCAGTTCCATCTGATTTGCTTCCAGTAATGTTAATCGTGCAAGCGATGATCTTTCCAGATGGGATTGTTAGGTATGTTGTGGCTCCGTCCAATGCCATTTCGACTCCAGTATTTGTCGTGGTTTTGCAACGAAGGACAAACCTTGCGCGTTGGGCATCGCCGTTTGCTGCAAATCTTCCAACGGCGTGAGCCTGCATTCCTCGCCTATCTGCAATTGCTTGTTGGCCTCCTAAAATTGCGGAAAAAGTGCCCGATGATGTATTTGTTGATCCAGAAGCAACTAAAGAGTTTGTTCCGCTTGCTGTATTTATTTCTCCAAAACAAAATGATGTGTTTCCAGAAGCAGCGCTTTGGTTGCCATGGCAAAAAGTATATTGATTTGAAGCATTATTATTATTACCAGCAGACATTGCGTAATCAGCAGATGCAGTATTACCAAATCCTCCTAAAATAATTGAACCATTTCCGCTTGCAACTTGTGAGGCACTGGCTCGTGCTGTTTGTAAGTCAACCGTCCTCGCTCCCCTCGCATTACCGCCAGTCGTTATCCCATCTGGTTTCGGGCCAAGTATAAATGCCCCCGTGCCTTTTGGCGTGAGAACTAAATCGGAATTTGTTGCTGTGGTGTTCTCGGAGATGGTGACATTCAAGGATACGCTATGACCTGTAAAAAGTATTCCTGCTGTGATGTCTGATGTGAAAAGTGATGCCGCACCACCAACGCTTGTGCTAACTTGGAATGTTGCTCCGCTTACATTGATAACAAAATAGTTCGTCGTAGTATTAAGCCCAAGTCCGCCAGTCAATGTCGTAAATCGAACGGGTTGACCATTTGCAAAGGCAGAACTTGTTGCCGTAATAATGTCAGTTGAAGCAACTCCTGTTACTGCAAATGATTCAATGGTATCTTCAACGATGAGGCCAGAGTTTTGCAGTGTCGCGCCACCAGTCCCGTCCGCACGAAGAATGGCATTATCAACAGACCCAGTTGTGATTGTTGCTCCACTGCCTGTCGCGCCTGTTGCACCAGTTGGGCCGCCGCTTGGGCCAGTAGCACCCGTAGCACCCAATCCTCCTGATCCAACGCCATCAAGTTTTCCAGTAAATGGATTAAATTTATAGGACATATTATGGGTAAGCTATCGTGATATTTACCAAGTTTGTATCATTTACTGTCGGCGGCTGTGTAGAATACACAAGCGTCAAAGTAGCCACCACACTTCCACCATTTGAATACTGCACAGTAGCAATGTTGTTTGTAGAACCATAATATGTAATATCAATCTTATCGTATTGCGGGATGTCAAATCCAGCAATTTGATTAGTGGCTTTGTAGATATTGTAGTTTTGAAAGTCCGAAGTTAGATCGGTAAAGCAAGGTTGTGTGAGTGCCATAATATTTTATCGGTTACGATAATTAACCGCCAAAATCTCTATCAAGAGCATCAGCGAGAGCGTCATTCAGAAGAAACCATTGCTGATCTTCAGTTTTTTGAACAAAACAATTTTCAGTGACTGGAGTAGAACCACCATACAAAGCAAGCGCATCATAAAATTGATACATCTTAGCAGCATCACTCATAGCATCGTAGCACCCGTAAGAAACAACGGGAATAGTGATTCCTCTATTTAATCCTGCTGATTGGATTGTTAGAAGAAGTGGGTAAGATTTATTTCGGTAGTCGAGATCGGTGAAGCAAGCCATAATTTAGAAAAGGGGTTAGGGTGAGGAAGTTTCCTTCCCCACCCATGATTGAGGTTTAGTAGTAGATACCAACAACGTAGGCGTTCACATAGAGTGCGCCAACACGTCCAGCAGTATCAGCACCAGAGGTGACGTTTACGCCGGGGTTTGCGTAGGTGAAGGTAGTTGTATTAACAACTGTGACTTCTGCCTGCACATCATTGAACGTAGTGTCGGTCATGCTTGCAATCGTGATTGTGTCGCCCGTGGCAAAGCCATGGACAGCAGCAGTAACGATTGTAGCCACACCAGCAGTGCGAGCGCGGGTAGCGGTTGCCTGACCAGCACCAACAGTGGATTTCAGCAAGCGGAGTTTACCAGCACCAGTGATGACATAAGGATTGGCAGCAAGCGCAAGGGGGTTATAGCGTTTTTGGTTATCCAAAGCGTCAGTGATAGTGAGGGAAGCCGAGATGTTTTCGCCATTGGTTCCATTGTCAACGATCACGATTGGATCAGTGGCAGTGGTTCCGCGAGCGTAGGCAGTCTCCAGCACGATGCTTGTTGGAAAGAACTTAGTGTCTTGGTCGTTAAGAACCAAGAGGTCAGCGTCTCCAGCAGTGAGGAGGTTTACAGGAATCGGGCCAAACAGATTGACACGATCATAAGCGAGTGGTCGAGAATTAGACATATATTTTATTTAAGGTTGTGGGGAGAGGCTTGAATAAGCCTCCCCCCTATTTAACTTAGGAAGGCACAACGATGTCACCTACGCCAGCGCAGCTATAGCAATCCTGATTGTTCTCAGGAACGATGTAGCTCTGCACGGGGCAGCAGGAACCATAGAGGTTTTTGCTCTTAGGCATACGATGCAGGAAGGTGTGCATGATGGTTGGGTCTTTGACCTGTGCAGCGAGACGGAACTGGGCTTGATAGAAGCCAGTTTTGCGCCAGCGGTTGCACTCCCAATCTGGGTTCTTCCATTCCCAATCGCCAGCGTAGTTCTGGGTCATTTGTTGGGCTTGGCTGTATCCAGTCGAGGATGGCATTGTCCATTTGCACATTGCTTTGTTCACCATAGCAACCGAGATACCGAAGTCGGCATTGCGGTAGGCTTTGTTAGGAACGTAAGCGCATCCGTTTTCAAGAACAGTCTTGATGTAACGAGGAACGCGAACGAGACGCGCCCATGTCGCAGGATCAGCTTCGTTGAACGTAGCAAGACCAGCGTTGAAGGCAGTGTCAGCGTTGAAGCGAGCCGAGTTGATGTCGTATCCGAAGGCGTAGTCACCGATGATGCGGTTGATGCCGAGTTTCAGACGAGTAAGACGCTCATCGAAGTCGGTGTTTGCATCCCAGTAACCGTTATTGCGCTTGGCTTGGAAGTAAAGCGCACGGCCAACTTGAGGATCAGGGATAACGATGTCGAGCAATGGCTGACCAGTCGCGTCTTGGAGATCAAGGCGGAAAGCGTCATCTTCGTCTTGGAGGTCAACGAGTGCGTCGTCAAGCATATCAAGCGAGAGATAAGCAATCTTGTTGAGATCAGCAGGAGCGAGCTTAACGCGAATCGCGCAAAGGTCGTAACCAGCTTCATTGTTGATGGTATGCTCAGGAACGAACCATGCTTGGTCATCGACCAAACCGCAATAGGTTCCGTCATCAGTAGTGATGCCCATCCATTTGTGGCCTGCACCGCCGATGTAGTTGGAACGAAGGAACTCTTCGTGGACGTTCTTGGTGATGCGAGCATTCGACTCTTCAAACTGAAGGATTTCTTCAGCAGGGAAGAGGCGATAGAGAAGGCTCTCAACGCAAATCCAATCAGTCGTCATCTCTTTACGAAGAAGCTCGAAAGTGTAGCTCTCAGTGCCGGGACGCTGAATGACTTCGGGTTTGCTATCGCAAGAATCAGTCTCGCAGTAGGTGTCGGTGATCGCACGGAAAGGAGTGCAAGGATCGTGGAATCCACGGCCAAAGCGGAATGCTTTCTGTTCGGTTGTATGATTCAAGGGCCATGCTTGCTCCTCGAAACGTGTGAAATATGCAGAGTTGGTGACGAGTTTCTTTACATAGAGGTCGTTGAAATACTCGCGGCCCTCGCGGAAGAAACTGTCAATCTCAGCACAAGAATTGAAATATAGTTGATCTGACATTTGATTTTAGTTGGTTTAGTTTTGGTTTTGCACCGCTAAACTATACCACAGAGGAATAGCAAGCGAGTGCTTGGTTTCCTCTGCTGGACTCAACCCAGAGTTTCTTCTGTCCAGAAATCGTTTTTCATGCGAGGTCGAAAACTCGCCAGCCAGAGTGCGGCTGAATCACTAATTTTATCGTAAACGATAATTTCGTCTATCTCTTGCGAGCGACATTGCAACAGACTATTTATCATGTCAAGCAACTTTTTTCAAAAAAATGAAAAGGGGAGTAAGTTTTACCTTACCCCCCTTCCAGCTAACAAGAATGTTGAGCTTATGCGGTCGCCCTGCCTTGTGGAGAAAAGCGAGCTAATTTACTGGCAAGTCCCTCACTGATACTCATTCTTGGTTTCTGGGAATCCGATGCACTTGGAGTTGACGATATGCGGGATGATCCTTTGAGTTGGGCGATGTAATCGTCTTTCTCTTTGACCATCTCTTGGTATGCCTTCAGTTGTGCTTGAATCTTCTGGTATGCGCGGCCTTGGTGGATCAGTCGGTTCATGTCCTCTACTGATGCTTGCTCGTTGGTCTGCTGTGTAGCTGCCAGCGCGATAGCCTCATCACGGGAGATGTCGAACTTGATTCCCTTGTCCTTCATGTAGTCAGCAACTGAATCTGGAATTTCAGTGGCCTTATCAATCTCTTGTTGAGTGTTCTTGTATCCCTCACGCCACTGGTTCAGATACTTGTTTCGACCTTCTTGCTCTTTTTGTTTAGAGGTTTGAATGATATTCTGCTTGGTTTCTTCAAAGTTGACAAGAGCAGCGTGATGTCCCTGAGTTGCTTTGATGAAGCTGTTGACTTGCTCCGCGAATTGATATTGCTTGAATTGCGAGAGCGAGTTCGTGATTTCCTCGAACGCTTGGTCGCGGTCGGTTTCTGCCGCTCTACGATCTTCTTCGGAGGCCGAATTGAAGATGGAGGCGTTTGCATTGACAGCGCGGGAGAATGTTGAAAGAAGCGTTGGATCATTCGATAGCAACTGCCTCGCAGTATCGTAGGTATTCTTGATAGGATCGAGGTAGGTTTTTTTGAAATCTGGATTGCTTGTAATATCGTGGAAATCCAATTTGCCCCGCAGGTCTTTGATTTGCTCGGATAGTTGTTGCTCAACGTCCAACTTTTCTTGATTGGCCTTGTTAAGCTGGTCTTGGTAGTGGTTCGATTCTTTGGTTGATGTTGACTCGGACACCATTCGCTCAAGTTCTTGGATTTTGGTTTCAAACTTGGGGATTTCATCTTTCTTGTATTTCTCAAGTTCTTCTTTGAGCTTTCGGTTCTCTTCAATTTGTCGCTCAACGAATCCTTTTTTCTTTCCTGTTCGGTCAGATGTGATTTCAGCCTCGGTAATTCCCGTTGGTTCTTCTGGTGGTTCTTCATTGTATTTAGGTATGCCAAGGTTAGGATCACCAACATTGGTAGCACTTGGCTTGCCATCGTCAGTTTGTTGCTTGCTGAACTTCTTGAGGAAGTCAGATGTGTTGCCTTTAATCGGAACTTGGGGTTTAGCCTGTAGTTCCTTGATTACTTCATTGGTGTCGTTTGGGTCTGCCATAAATTATCCTTCGTCAAGGTCTGGGTCAATTGTGCTATCCGCTGGTTCTTCATGCTTTCGAGTAGCTTTTGTTTTTTTGAATTCTCCTTGCTCCTCAGTTCCAATAGCTTCAATAGTTTTGATTGCATGGATTAACGTGGTTACTCCGTCTGGTGGATTTACATTAAGTAGTAAATACGCCTGTAGTTTGTTCCAATCTTCGTGTGAGGTTATCGCTGCACATAGGGATTTTACTTTTTCTGTTGTCATGTTTCTTCTTCGGTTTCAACTTCTTCGGTTTCCATTTCTTCTGGTTCTTCTTCGCCCTGCATTGCTGCTTGCTTGGCCTTTTCTTTCTGAATCTCAGCGCGAGCTTTAGCCTTCTGAAGCGCGAGTTGGGTGATACCTTGTTCCTTGCGTTGCTCGGTGCGTTGAGCGTGACTGATAGAAGCCTTGCCAATCGAGATGTCGGCAAGTTTCTTTTTGGTGTCGATGTCGATACCAGACTTAGCAGCGAGGTATTGAAGTTTGATGTCTTCCTCGGAGTTTGGTTGACCTTGTTTCTGAGCTTCAGCTTCAGCCATTTGAACGTAAACCTGTTGGAGTTCGTCAGCCATACCTTGAACCTCGCCCATGCCTTGCATGAATTGTTTCAAGAAGTCCTTCTTAGATTCGTCTTTGCTGATATACTCAACGTGCGCCATGATGTGTCCACCCTTGAATTGAATGGAACGAACCGCCAACGATAGGTCTTCCAGTTTGGGTTGACCTTGCTGGATAGCCTGCATATTCATCTGCAATTGCATTCCTAAGTCTTGGAAGTGACCTTGAACGTGTTCGATGTGCGGATCAGTTGGCAACACAGGGAAGTTAGTTGGATTGACAAAAGCATCTGTCATGCCAGCATTTTCAAATCCGATGATGCGAGCTGTATCATCAATCTTGCTTGGCTTGGTATTGCGGTAACGAGCTACGTTGTCTCGTCCAGATAGCGCGGCGATTGCATCCTTAACTGCATTCTCTTGTCCTTCGTTTGCTGGAGTAATTGCTGTGATGTTCAGCAATTTTTCTGCCGTGATAAGTTTGAACGATGGACTGCCTGCTCCGCTGATAAGGTTGGATCGGATGCTGGTGATATTTTTAAATGCCGCAGCTTCTTTAGGCGTTCCAAGTTCTTCAAGAACCTCATAGAACTTCTTGACATACTCATATCCATCATCGCTGGATTTTGCGCTTACAAAGCGTTTGTAGAGTTGCTTGAAGTAAAGAGTTTGGCACTCGTTGAATCTACGAATCTGAGTTCCAGATAGTTTGGCTGACTCAGCCGCATCCAATTCTGCTTCGCCTTTGGTGCGTTGCTTGCCTCCAGCAGTAGGAGCATTGATGCGATACTGACCCATGCCCCGATACATATCTCCCATGAAGAACTGCATGAATCCCATGCTTTCTGCTACAGGAAGTTGGAAGCGGTTCTGGATGAACTTAGCACCATCTGGCATTACGCTGATTGGCAACCATTCCATTTGCTTCAGCATCTTAGTTGCGTCTGGCCCTTGCCCTTCGATCATCAACATGGAGTTTAGGCGCACGGCATCTACCAGCGAGTTCATTGTAAAATCATACTGACGGCAAGCGACAAACGCCGATTCCGCTTGGCTTTTAATATCTTGGAAGAGTCCACTACCAACCGAGTCGGTCAGCATATACAGAATCTCATCCCATGAATTATATAGCCCAACTTTAAGCATCATAAACCCGTGTTGTGTTCTAACATCATCTTCGCTGATCTTTCCAGCACCTTTGATGTTGGAGTTGATGTAGTCAGAGATTGGCTGGTAGTCTTGAAGGATGATCGCTTTTGAGATTGTGCCGTCAAACTCCCTCCAGTAAACCTCGAAAAGATCAATCTTTTGGTTTACCGACAATGACCAGTTAAATCCTGACTCGCTAATCGTGCGGAAGAAGTCTTCACGGGTTTTGCGGTGATTTGTAAATGCACGATGGAAACGGATAGCGTCAATTGCTGCATCCACATTCCAACCCATTGCTTCTGCCGCTGCACGATTCTCAATCTTCTTGTAGAGTTCGTATGGAGTAAAACGGACACGGCGAACGAATTCCTCAAGGTTAGAAAAGTCAATACGGATGTCATCTGGAAAAAGAAGATCAGAAAGAAAAACGTGTTCTGGCATCCATCCCATAGGAGAATCCCACATTCCGACACCTTTTCCATACAACAGCATTTCCTCAAGGTCTTGCTCTGCGTTGTAGAGATACCCCGGCCATTCACGCAAGGCTTGGTCGAATGCCGTAGTAATGTTTTCGGTATTTACGAGGCGTTCTTTCTCGTTACCATACTTTGTCTTGATTGTGCAACAAGCCTGACGTTCGGTGATGACATCGTAATAACTGGACTTCTGGTTATCAACGATGAATCCAAGCTGTCCGTAATTAACGTCAGATTGCCAAGGTAAACGCTTCTCCGCGAGCTTACTATACCCAGTCGGAGGAAACATCTTATACGCTTTGTATATACGAATGCGTTTGTTCTCACGCCCGATGTTAGCCAACCTTAAATTATTCGCTATGTTCCAACAATGAGAGGCATTGGAGATTCGTGTTTCTGGTGGTTTGCCATTCTCATCAAGAGTGGCTAAAGAAAAGTTGTCATTTCCGATTGAGAGCATAGAATTTTATATTTATCGTTTACGATAATGAGTTCAAGGCATTTCTTCGTTTGTTGCACGAACTACACCCGCGAGCCTTATGCTCAAGTTGAGTTCCAAGAACTTTGTCCGTAGCCGCAGCTACTGTGTGAATTGCTTGTGCGATACGATCACCAAGACCATCGCTATACCAACAACGCTCACTTGGTTGACGTTGGCAGATTTGATCTTCGACCATCTGTTCAATGTTACTTGGAAGCTCAACCCCATTTGAGCGATAATCTTTCTGGATGTTCTGAATCAAACTACTACATGTGCTTCCGTAAACTACAGCGGGGAACGTAAGGTTATTACGCTTGATCTCATATTTGAAATACCAACCCCCAACAGGTGCGAGATTTTTGTTTTTAAGTTTCATCTTGCCTTTCATCCGAAAATATATTTTCTTATTGATATGTCAAGAGTTTTTTCTTCAAGCAAAGGTATTCGTCGTTATGGTATTCAATTCCCAGAAAACATGGATGACCTTGGTATTGAACTATACTGCTACGCTATAAGCCGAGGGGAATATGGTAAAGACTACTGCATCAAACAAAATATAAATCTTTCAGATTTTAAGTTACTTTTACCGCATGAGCATTTTATCAATGCAGTTAAACTCCAATGGCCGACTGAAGTTTCGATTGTAAACGGAAAATACACCAATATACAGTTGTTAAGAACACTTGAGGAACTTTGCAATAACCAAGACATTTGTTTGGCTGGAGCCGCTTCAATGGGGAAAAGTTTTCCAGTCGGTCTTTGGATTTACCTTGATTGGTGTTCTGCCCCGCATTGCACTTCTTCATGGGTAGCTACTACTACCTTGGGAGCATCCGAAGATCGTATCTGGGGCATCATCTCAAAACTCTATAAATGCGCTCGCGTTCAGATTGGTAAGTTAATCGACTATCGCCACATGATTGTTTGGGGTGGCGCGTCCAACGATGAAGATAAAGACTACCGCAATGCTATTAAAGCCCTTGCGTTCCAGTCAGGCAACGAGGGTCAGAAGGCTATTGATACTACCCGTGGTCGTAAAAATGATCGCGTTCGTCTTGCCCTTGATGAGTTACCAGAAATGGAACTTGGAGCGATTACCGCCAAGGTAAACTTATCCGCGAATAATGATATTACGTTTATCGGTATTGGAAACCCGTCTGCTGGCGATAACCCTCATACCCGTTGGGCAATTCCAAAAGATCAATCAAACTTTGATTCTGTTTCTCCAAACATGGATAAGTGGGAAACTGGCACTGGAGTTTGTTTGTTTTACAATGGTATGCGTAGTCCTAACTTCGCCGCGCCTGCCCATGAGCCTTCTCCATTCCCGTTCCTAATGGATCGTAAGAAACAGGAAATCATGCTCAAGCAGTGTTACGGAGATGAGAATGCAATTGACTATGTTCGTAACGCTATTGGTTGGTGGCCGAAATCTGGATTTGCTCAAACTATACTCACCGCTGATTTGATCCGTAACGCCGATACCAACGAAGAACCGCTTTGGGATTCCGAAGGATTTACTAAGGTAGCTGGATTCGATACTGCATTTACAATCGGTGGGGATAGGTGTGTTCTTACTATCGCCAAACTTGGGTTCGTGCGCGGGACTCGCAATCGTGTGATGTGGCTGGAGAGTCAGAAAGTAATCCAGCTCTCTGCCAACGCCGCTGCTGAGTTTGAAATCCAACTTGCTACTGAAGTTGTTTCCCTATGCCGTGCTGCTGGTGTCCAACCATCTAAATTTGGTATGGACGTGTCTGGTGATGGTGGTCGAGTCGGACAAGCTATTATCCGTGAGTGGCTACGCTTTGACTCTATGGGCGCGGCTATCGCGCTTATCTCATCTATGGGTAAACCTACTGAACGTATCGCCGCAGAGGTTGATAAACGCCCGTGTAAGGATGTTTACGATAGGTTGGTATCTGAATACTACTACTCAGCCTATCACGCCTTTAAGAGTCGCGTTATCTTTGGTATTGATCCTGCTTCAGATTTGGCGCGGGAACTTTGCCTGCGTCGATACACGATCAAGTCCAAGAAGATCGCCATTGAGACAAAGGATGAGCTTAAAGGAAGAACTGGATACTCGCCCGATTTGAGTGATAGCTTAATCTACGCCCTCGAAATGGCGCGGCGCAATGGACTTGTTTTTATCGGAAACGATAAACCAGTTCCAACTAACCGATTTTGGGCGCGGGATGAAGTATCAATTGATACCACTCAAGACGATGACTACGGATCAGACGATAACGGAGATTGGTAAGTAGCAGGAACGGGTTTGCAACCCCTTTTCAGATGTGGGCTTTCGGGAGTCTTGGATCATAAATGACCGCCCATCCCACCGTCGTCAGTGTGCTTCTACGAGAGGCCGCTCCGGTCGTGTAGTCCACCTGCCTGCTAAAATGGTGGCCGGGCTAACTCGGCATTATTGAAACTACTCCGAGGGAAAACCCAGATATAGTTTTTATCTCAGCCGCCGACCATATAAGTTAATCCAAAATTCCTTCAAGTTCCAAGGTATTCGCTACTTCTTCTGGAACTACAATACGAATCATTTTCTCTCCGTCAAGGAATCCAAGTGTTTCTTTCACGCGAATATCGCTCTTATTTACCCAGCATTGGTTATACCTTTGACGGAATAGAATTTTTGTTGGGCTTTCACTTACTTCAATTCCCTCGCAGATGATGAGGGATTCAAATGTATTATTTGTAGTCATAAATTATATATCCATTCTCTCTTGCCCATCCTACTTCGTGGTGCAGCCTTGAGTGGCACGTACGGCAAACAGCCATGAAAGAGGACTTATCACACAGGAACTTGCCCCTTCCTTTCTTATGGTGAAGGTCGCTTGCGGGTTGGTTGCATATCTCACACTGGTAGTTTTTCTCTTCAAAGTATTCTGCTTTGACCTTTTCATATTCAGCATTCTTTACTCTTCGGGAGTCGGAGATTGATCTAAGTTTTCCTCCTCGTTTTTTGAATCCTGTTTTCTGTAGGGGCGTTTTTCTCTGTAGCATAGGGCGATTACTTTTTCGACTTGTTCTTTCTTTAGGATACTCTTGGAGTTTACTTCGATCTGGTTGACCAGTGATCCTGTCACGCCGATCTTATCTCCAAGTTCACGGACAGTCAATTTCAATGCTCTCCTTGTTTCACGAAGTTGGTTTGCGAAAGTCTTGCGTCCAAGAGAACGAATCGTGCGTGATTGCTCGTAAGCACTCATGCAAGATTCATAAGCAGTTTCTAATGGATGTTTCATCTAATGCGAAAATAAACCAAGACTATTGACAAGTCAATATTTTTTTATACTTTGGTTGTTTATGTGGATAAACACTAAAAAAATGACAGATCAAGAAATAAATAAAACAATTTGCGAAATTCAAGAATGGAGATTCGTTGATACTGGAACTGGATTCCGTTATTTAGAACCACCAGAAGTTGAGGGAGACGCAAATGAAAATATACCTTTAGCCGTAAATTGGGATGAATGGGTTCCAGATTATGTAAATCAATTATTTTTAATTAAATTCATCATTGAATCACTTAATCCCGACCTGAAACAAAAGTTCAATTCAGAGTTATCTTTGATTGCAAACCGAGACAATTATTTTTTGTGGGAAGTCAACTCCCGTCAAATGACTGAAGCGTATTTGAAAACACATGATTATCGTAACCGATAACCATTTCCGTAGCGTC